AGGCCCCACCCACCCCCCCATACCAGGTGAGCTCATTTGTGCATATTCTCACCTCTCTGTTATCGCCCTTTTCACCCGCCCCTGTCTGTGTAGGTGGATGCAACATGTCTGCACCTCATTGCAATTTCTTCATGATCCCGTTGCTGCGCACGCTGGAGGAAGCACCACCCCCTGGATCCGGGATGACTTGTACGCCACACCCTGCTACATGTGCTACCGTATGCCCCTACACGCACTTAATGTCCGAGGCGATCTTTATCGATCCGGTTGTCCCTGGTGCAACCGATTTCAGCCAGTGGAACCAGGAAAAATTCGGGGGGGTATCCACTTCGTCGACCGGTCCCACGAGGGTAGCACACACGCACATTCGCACACAGAGAACGCACACATACACGCACACAGAGAACACATACATACAGAGAACATATACACGCACACACACACAGCGAACGGATTCGGTGCCGGTGAAGGACGCGATTGTCGAACCGGAGGGGAAGGATGCGATTGTCGAACCGGCGGGGAAGGATGCGATTGTCGAACCGGAGGGGAAGGATGCGATTGTCGAACCGGCGGGGAAGGATGCGATTGTCGAACCGGGGGGGATCTTCTCGGGACTGAGTGGACTGAGTCAGATCCAGGAGTTTGTGAATCTAAGGCGAGATACACTGAAACTGGTTGCGCGGGAGGAATTATGCGCCAATATGACGGACCTTCTCCACTGTCAATCATCCGCGTCGGATGGGTTAGAGGTGAACACACGCGTACATATGCACACACACGTAGTCAATGGCTTTTGCGCACACACGTACACATTGCACACGTAGTCAATGGCTTTTGCACACACACGTACACATTGCACACGTAGTCAATGGCTTTTGCATGCACACACACGCAGAGCCTGGGTGTCTCCGGGAACACACCGGTGCGCCCACGTCCCGCGAAGAGGTTGATAGGAACTCAATCAGAGGCGCCTGTCAAGCGGCTGAAGCCACGTGCAGACGGCAAGATGGTCGAGTCTTTCAAGATTGGGTCGACAATGTCTTCGCCGATTAGTACCGGTACGATATGTCGCATTGCGGATCTCCACATGAAAACGAAAACCATATACACATTCCCGCCCGCATATGGTGCAGCCAAGGTATTGTCTTTTTTCTGTGTTACACTATATATTTTATCTCTTGACTTATTGTACACATGCCCGACCGCCCCTCGCCAGTCTTTCTTCGCGTGAATGCAAACATACATGCTCGCTACGCGTCACTCATATACAACCACGACACAATGCCAGACTACCCCTTATTCCCTGGCTCGGCCTCGGTAGGATCGTCCCTGCCTCGCGCGCCGCTGACGCCCGCTGAATTTCAAGCGGACATCGATCGTAATGGTGAGTTGATCTACCATGTCGAGATGGAGGGTGACTGGTCGGAAAACGCGGGCAAGATACTCCAGAAAGGGTGGCTTCAAGACAACTCGCCGTCTAGCCCGAAATTCTGCACGGCTTTCGAGGGACAAACGGAAGTCGACCAGGCTCTCCCACAAAACGCGAAGGGCTGTCGGAATTTGCTACGATATGACTATGCATACTGCGCGGACCACGGCCGGGAGATTCTGGGCGTAGAGGCCAGGCCATCCGAAGCGATGGCGGACAATTGGTTGATCATCCCTGCATGCGTGGGTTCCAATGACGGGAAATTGTGCAACAAGCAGAGCGTAGAGTCTTCCCTCTGCCCCAAACACTACATCTCCATGTATGGAGAGAAATCGAGTGTGCTGGAGCTGGCGACTGGGCAGTTGGTCGAGAAGGGCAAGAAGAAGTTCTGGAAGCTCAAGAGCCCTGTCACCGGCATGGGTCTGTACTGCGTCGACAAAAAAAAGCTCACAAAGAACGGTTTGATCTACCCAGGGGAAAAGATGAGTAAGGATGAGACCGCCTCGCATTACGACAGCAAAAATACCGACGGAATTAAGACGAACCCTACCATCCCATACGCTTTAACCTTCCCTGATGGTAGCACCATCAACGCCGCTCAGAAGCGCAGGGGGTTCGCTGCCCTTATCAATGACCACCGCAAACTCTACAGGGAGGATGTCAAGCCACGCCCGTACGCCTCGAATATGATTGCGGACCCGGATAGGCATGGCTACCTAAAAGTTAGCGATACACGGGGGCCCATCAACAACAAAGAAATTTTTATGGTCTACAGTGAGGCATACCCCGCCGATGGCTATTGGTCGGGAATTGGCTACAAGTACTTGTACTTCGCGACGCTGCCTGTCGCGAGCGAGGCGGACTTCATGGTCGAGTTCAAGAAGATCGTCACTGCCCAGCGGGAATCCAAATACATCGGCATCGGGGACGGCCGCACCGGCAACGGAAACCGACTGAAGAGCAACAACAAGATGTGATCGCCATCACCATCATCATCACCGCAGTAGTTATTAGACCAATGTGCCTTAGACCGATATACGATGGTGTGTTGACCCCGTACTGTCGTCATACTAGGACCTGTTACGGTAATCCCAGTAATGTCATAATAGCCATAGACTAGCTGTTTTTTTTTAACTTTGAAAGTCAAATACGCCGATAATAGCCATAGACATACTGTATTCTCGTTGCGGCATTATAAATAACCGTGAAGGCTTTAATCCGTGGTCTCAGTACCAATAAAACAGCCATTTTCAAGTGCAATAACAGCAAATCAAAATAACCGTTGCAATGTAATGAACTAGTAACGTGAAATGAATTTATTCGGGAAATAACCGCACATGGTGCGTTGAAACCGTATTAGTCACGGAGGGACCACTGATAACCATCTAGGACCGACGACAGCAGTTAAAACGCAACCGCGAAGTGTACAGGACTAGTAACGTGGAAATGAATTTATTCGGGAAATAACCGCACGTGGTGCGTTGAAACCGTATTAGTCACGGAAGGACCATGAATAGCCATCTATAATGGTGATGGTGGCGGGGTTGCCTGCTCAGATGTACTCTCTGCGAATCTTACCGGTAACCTTAGATTTACGCTGCACGAACAATCCGTGGGCTGATTTCCAGACGACCCTACCGTCATGCATTCTAGAGGTCTTTGTCTTAGAGGATGGAGCCTTGCCCGAGACCTTGCCACCAGTAGTGGCCCTAGCCCTGGCCGTGGGCTTAGCCCTAGCCCTGGGAGCAGCCCTAGCCCTGGGAGCAGCCCTAGCCCTAGCCCTGGGAGCGGCCCTAGCCCTAGCCCGGCCACCTAAGACGGCCTGGGCACTGAAGCGGTGCGCGCTAGACTTCTCGTACAGGGGCATGCACTTGCGAGTAATGGCCGAGGGGTTGCGCACGGGACCCGTGTCGGTCTCGATAAACTCTTTGACGACCCGGTTCTTCTCGTCCACAAACACACGGCCACTGCCACTCGGGCATTGGTTCATCATGGGGCGGGAGTAGGCACGACCGACATAACCGTAACCGTTAACAGCGCGAGCTTTGGCACGCTCGTAAATCACCTGCACATCTCCGTAAAGCTGCCAGAGTGATTCATCGATCCTGAGCTCGTGTATGATTCGTCTGAACAACGCCAGGTTCTGGATAGGGTGGTCAACACCGCCCAGTGCATTGGCGTGACTATCGATGGTACGGGGGTCCAGTGATTTCGCAGTGGTCGGCACCCCACCAGCTTTGGTATCAATCATCAAAGGTCCAATGGCACCCCCTTCCATAGGCGATTCGTAGGCGGCAGCGGTGGCAACTTTATATTTGGGTCCGCCACCAGCTTCTGATCGTTTGAACCGATTCTCCATATAGTGATTGTCCCCTACGGCACTGGGGAGTGGCTGCTGGGCACAAAGGTAATGGAAGTCTGATGTAATGGCCCCGACAGCACCGGGGCCATCCGCAGATTGCACAGGTGTTTCAGTGGCGTTGATCCAGTAATTGCGATGAACCAACAAATCCGTCGGTTTCGGGATTAGGTTGTCCATGAACCTGGCACGGGTGTAAGTCACCCGCCACAGGCCCTGGCTGGCCGCCTGGATATTGTTGATGTGTTTGTACGAGTATAGCTTGGCATTATCACATGCCATTTCATACTCGGTCTTTGCACGAATGTTGCTGGAACCGGGGGCTGCCGAGGCCGGTAAGATGACGGGGCCACCACTCCCGGCATTGGCTTCGTAGATACGAGGGTCGCCGAGCACTTGCCCGGTTGACTTGACGTTGCCGGTTTGATCCTTTTCACCCAACGGCATGTGTACATGAGCCTCTTCCGGTCGGAAGTCCATACGCAAGATACTCGCAGCCATGTCCGTCTTCTCGGCCGCTGTCAGCTGGTCCATCTGGCGTGCGTTCTGAGCCGCATTCACTAAATCATCGACGATGGAGTCGATAGTAAATATCATATCATACGTCTCTGCGATGGGAAAACCAGCAAAGCTGGAGCCGCCCATCATGTCGCGAATCTCGTCGTGGGTCCATTCAATCTCGTCCGCGCTTTTGAGGCCCAGCTTCTGGAGCAGACGGAGTTCCATGGGCGGGTCCTGAGCAAGCACCCGTCGCCCGAATGCCACTGCTAATTTGCGGTCCCCTGTTTTACGTCGTGCGGTCCTGCGCTCGTTGTTGAATAGAGAGTTGTTGGTGACTAGGGCCATGTTGTTGTATACCTCTTAGAAAAAAAAACTGAAGTGAACGTTATCATGTGTCGAAAGTTCTGCCCACCACTTCCCAGCCTAGCTCTTTCATGACCAACGTCCACCATTTGTCCTGCTTGTTGATGAGCGAAACCGATTTCAGCAGCGTGCAGTTGAGGTTATACTCGTCCCAGCTGTTGAGCTCGTTCAGCTTGAAGTACACGAACGGGTAGCTCAAAAAGTTCTTGCGGCCACGTTTGACTATATGTTTCAACTTGTCGAACGGCTTCTCCAACTGACAAAACATGAGGCACATTTTCTCCTCGTGCGCAGGGTGGATGACCAGTGGTTTGTACTCCGGGCTGAGTTGGATGGATATGGTCACGCTGTGTTCGTAAAACTTACTCCGGTTGAGTTTTTTCAACATACGCTTGACGCGGGCGGGGTTGATGTCGCTGGTGGGGATGCGGGCCTTTTGGAACTCGGCGTGCAAGTCAGTCAATAACTCCACCGGGATCGTGGTCCGGGAACGACCCTGAATCTGGCGCAGGTACTCTCGGAAATGATTGAGTCTTCGGTATGTGTACTGCCGACCGGGGGCGTTCCTGAGGTCGGCCCAGTTGAGATTGTTAGTGGCATCATATGAGAATCCAACATGCTGGACGACTCCACAGCCCGAGCACACAATGTAGGAGTTCTCACTTTCGATCACCTCACCCCCGCAGTCGTTGCACACATCGCCACCCGTCACCGCCCTGAACTGTTTATCCGAGTCGCGCACGAGGTCGGTGTGATACTTGGACGTGTACTCGTGCGAGTTGGCGTGGAGCTGAACCGTGAGCGACTGGATAGAAGTCGCCGTGGTAGCTCCCCCGTCGGAGGCTGGTGCCTCTGACTGACCCTTCCTCAGCGCGATGATATCAGCAGTGAGTGCGTGGTGCGTGTTGAGGTACGGGATGGCACTGAGCAGGTAATCATGCAATGTTTGCCCTGACGCCAGGGACTTCAAATACTTGCCCTGCTGCACGAGCTCCTGCTTGGTGGTCTCTAGGCTTGTGTACAAGGCCTCGGCGGCACCAACATCCCCATCGCCGGTGGCGGAAGTCATCGCCTCGTACTCGTTCTTTTGAGCATTCCATGCCCGTACGGCTTCATCGAGGTCCTGTTGCATAGTAGGCACGCTGTCTTTGAGCACAGACAGCTCGTTCACTCGCCTGGAGTACAATTCAACCACGTCGTTGGTGATGTTGGGGCGCTGTGTGACTTTTCTGCGCTTGGCCGTACGCCTGAGTGGCTGCTGCTGGGGTTGCTCTCGTTCGGCGGGAACGCTTGCCATTTGAATGAATGGCTGACAGGACAGCACAATTTGATGAGTCAAGTGCATTTGAATCTTTTTCTGGAAAAGTCTCCTTGTCTTAACGTCTATAGGAAAAAAATACCGTCTTTAGCGCAGTTAAGAAAATTCGGGTGTCCCCGAGCCAATCATTTGTCAAAACTACCTGGAACTGGCAATGTATGACACAGATCTTCTGGCCGATGACCACAGCGGATCCGATCACGAGCACGAAGAGGGGGGGCAAGCCCATGAAGGTGACTACGGTGACTACGTCATGACTGCAGCGGATGCATATGTGCACCCGTGCGACGAGTACGATCCACAAAATCCATCCTACTCACCCATTGCCTACTCACCCACGTCCCCATCCTACTCACCCACGTCCCCAGCCTACTCACCCACGTCCCCAGCCTACTCCAACACGTCCCCATTGGTATATGGGTACATAGACTCCCCCGTCTACAACCAGCAGACAGGTGGTGCACCACCCCCGCCCCCTCCTGTCAGCAGCGGTGCGTCAGAGGCATCATGTAACATAGATCACTCATCTGACCAGCTGTTCACAGGAGCATCATGTAACATAGATCACTCATCTGACCAGCTGTTCACAGGAGCATCATGTAATATAGTGGATCAGCTGGTCACGGGGACAGGGTCTGAGTTCAAAGCTTCACCAAGGAAAGAGTCGGAAGCTTGCACCGACTTTACCCGCGCCACGCCCCTGCCGCGACCTTTGGCGAGTAACCTCGCAGTCTACAGCAAACGCCACATCGTTGTAGTCGACGATGCGGTCAGTAAGCTCGCCCGTCTACTCGACAGTATCAACCGTTTCACGGGCACTCTGCTAACCGCACCGGCGTTCTTGCTGCAGAGCACGCAGGAGGTGTATCCCGACGTGTGGGACCACAATTGTTGGTGGTGTGCCCATCCATTCGACACCCGACCCGTCGGATACCCCATCAAGCACGTGCGAAAAAACAACACGTTCCACCTGATGGGCTACTTCTGCTCCTACAACTGTGCACTGGCCTCTGCCATGCAGCGCAACGTCAACGACATTAACATCAAACCACTGATGATGAGGCTTGTGAGCCAGCAAACCCAGTCCGCGGGGGGCAAGCTCGATTACAATAAATACACACTCGAACCCGCCCCCCATTTCACGGGCCTGCAAGCTTTCGGTGGCCCCATGAGCATCACTGCGTTTCGGAAGCAGCACTGCCAGCGCAACCGGGTATTGGCATTCCCCTCCAGTTCTCGAATGGTCCCATTCGGGTTCAATCTCTTTTCCATACCCAGAAACAAGGGCGACATCATTGCCCCCGCACGGGAGGTACCCATTGCTACCCCCTCTACTGTGGCTCCAGAGAAGGGTACCAAGCGGAAGGCCCCTGCCGGCAAACGCACGGCTAGAAAGAAGAAGGGTGCATCGAGCGACAAGCCCAAGCGAGTCGAGACGAACTGTGGTAAGATCTCTCGATTGCTGGATCAGAGCAAGAAGCCAATGCCCGCGGCCGACGCGTACAAGATGCGCCGCGTTTCTAACGTCGGGCATAACTCCATTCGAAATATCATGGGGCTCAAATTTGGCCAAACTCAGAAGTAATAAAAGAGTTAAATTTATTGGGTGTGAGTACGAACTTGATTTACTGTATTGCTTTATGCCAAGCAGGGACTAGTAGTCAGCAGCATTCGTTTTGTCCATGACAGCATCCACGTAACGTTCGTGGTGGTCGCCACTGAGAGCGATCCAGCTCATGGCACGCTGTATTAGCTGTATGTAGAACATTGGATCGAGCCACGCGGAGTATATGTGTCGAACTAATGCATGTGCATGCGTCGCCTTACCGGTATCGACCGAGTACGTGTAGAGGTCCATTACGAGGCAATGCCTAAGGTCAGCGACGAGCGCCATCATCTCGGCATTTTCCCGCTGGGCGAGAAACTCGTCCATCTTGGGCATCTGTTCGATCGGCACGTACCAGTCGCCGGCTGCCCAGGCATCAGCGAAGATGAATAGATGTGCATTGTAGCGACGATTCGCCCACGCCATGAAATGATGGTGCATGGCGGGGTGCATCCACGTCACCCCCTTGGCGGTGTACGTGAGCCCATCAACGGTGATGCCATGCACCAGGGCCAATCCTTGAATGACCTCGCCGCTGTGTTGGAAGTAGTGAGCCAGCGACATGGCATATACACTCCCGGCCATCGTGGTGATGATGTCATCGACGCACACGAACCCGTCCGCACTCACTCGGATTGTAACAGTGGAGTTCCCAAAGTTGTAACTACCAGTGGCCATCATGTCAAGCTTCTCGTGACTCATTTCACATGCATGTGTGCCTTTGTACACCTTGTCGAGCATCCTGTTGACAATTCACGCAGTTTTTTGAGCATCATGTAACAGACGTCTTAGACCATTAAATATTTTGCCCAGAACGCGCCAAAGCCAACCATTATTTTTTCTACTCATTTTCCAACTGATCAACAGTCCCGTCCAACCATGCAACGCCCTGATGACTGCCTAGTACACCTCCGCACCACCGAGAGTGTGAAGATACGAGCGCTCTTCGAGACCCTGAACCCCATCCTGGTGGAGGGCAGCGTAGAGTTCAACCAGAAAGGCATGACGGTCAAAGGTGTCAACATGATTATCCTGTGCGACCTCATTGTCCGCGCCGATGACGTGGAGGATTACGTGTGCACCGAAGACCAGCATGTCTCCATCAACTTCAACACGTTGTACACATGCCTGTGCTCCGTCGGCCAAGACGAGGCCATTTGCTTCCAGGTGACCCGGGAGAGTGCTGACGCCACAGTACCATACATGTCCGTGTTCATCATCAACAACACCAAGGATGACGAGTACGTCTTCGCATTCCAGGTGACTCTCCTGGCTCTGACCAAGGAGAACTTTGAAGTTCCCGACACCAATTTCCAGTCTGTGGTGTCCATCCCGTCAGTGAGTTTCCAGCGAGTACTGCGTTGTTGCGACAAGCGAGGCGACAGTGTGCAGATATGCACGCGCACCCAGAGCCCTACCGACAACTACATCATCTTTTCCACTGACGGGGACGACGCCAACCTACGATTTCACATGAAGTTCAGGCCCGAAAGTACCGATACTTGGACCGACAACAGCTGCCTCAAGATGGAGCGATACTCATTGAAATACCTGCTGCTCATTACCAAAGCAACCTCGCTCAGTAACTTCGTCACTCTCTACCTGGCCAACGACTTCGTATTGGCTATCCGCTACAGTATCGGCACCATAGGAGAGATCACCTTCTGCCTAGCGCCGCTAGTGGACAAGAGCACTACAATCCCCCCGCTGGTTGTACCGGTTAGGGATATATTCACGAGCAGTACTGACGACGCCAAGCAGGAGACCCCCGAGCTTGATAATAACACGGAGCCAGTCTCGGGTGACACCGCCCCGCCCGTCGCAGCAGTGGAGCACGATGTCACCCCGCAGCGGGTAATGAAATTGGTGGACAGCGGCGAAGTACCCAAGCGCAAGCGCCGGCGCCGGAAAATTACCGAGAAACCTGCCAGCAAAGCTCAACAATCCCTGTTGTATTCGGGTGTGCACATGCGCAATGCCACCGGGAAAACAGTAGCAGAGGCACTAGCAGTCACTGATGTAGAAGATGCGCTTACTATGCCCACTCCCTCACACACGGGACGCCGCTAAATTACACGCGCCGCTATGATGCAGAGTTTTGAAATACATAAATAAAAGATGTTTCGTTGATTATTTTATCTACCAGTACATGTAAACTACAAGTATGAGCCAATTCGTAAACTCTAGTGGCTATGTCCACACGGACCCTCGCGTGTACCACAACCAGGTCAGTGAAAGTGATATCGCCGTTGAGCTGTCACACGAACGGTTTGATGGTGGTAGGCATGCAGACGGCAATGTCACCCTGACACCAGCCACCTTCACGGGTAATATTGACAACCACGGTGCCCTTGGGGCTATACACGTCACGCTACCATCCCCATCGAGTGTACAGGGCACGGAGTGCCAGTTCACCTGCCTGGTAGACCAGACACTCACACTCGTAGCACCTGTGTCAGATACGATCGCTGTAAACGGGCGATTCTACACTCGAGTGAACGTACCACGCAACGGCGGCTCGATCAATGTGTACAGCGATGGTATCCATTGGCACGTCGATGTCCAACCGAGTGTGGTTGTCGGACAGTAAGCCCTGACATAACTATTTTTTATCTTTGCAGACCGTGAAATACAATGAGTCAGCACGTGAACTCGAGAGGATACATCAACGGCCCCCGTGGCCAGGTCAGCGACAGTGCCCCTGTCGTGGTTTTCCGCACGAGTGGTGTGCAACTGAAACCCGCGGAGTTCGGCGACATTATAGCCAACGCCGATGGCAACGACACCGGCGCGGCGGTCGACGTGGAGCTGACCTTGCCCGACGTCGGATCGGTAAAGGGCCAATCGTGCCGGTTCACACAGATAGGGGGCAAGTCGTTCACAATCAGGGCACCGGTTGCCAGTACGATTGCCTTCCACGGCCGTACGTACAGAACTGTCAAGGTCCCCGACGGTGCCCCGGGGGGGTCCGTCACCCTGTCCAGCGACGGGCTGCGGTGGTTCATTCGAGTGTCTTCCACTCTTGAAGTATTAGCGTAAATATGTGTTTATTTTTATCTTCACTGAGCAATAAGTATGAGTCAAACTCACGGGTACATCTCAGTTACCCTTCCCAATCCTGCTGATGGTCAACGTGCAGTGGGGATAGCGCACACGCAAACCGGTACCGCCATCGTAAGTGCCGATGAATTCAAGGGCAATATCGACAATCACGGGGCAGATATACCCATTATAATCACACTGCCCGCGTTGGCCTCGGTGCAAGGCAGAATCTGCCGCATCGCCCAAGTCAACGTCAATACTGTGACTATTCAAGTCAAGCTCGAGGAGCAGAATAAGATCTTATATAACGGCATGGTGCACAGTTTAGTTAAACTGCCAGGAAAAGGTTCCGCGGTCGTGCTACGCAGCGACGGCACGTGGTGGCACGTGGAGCTAGCTGCTGCGGTTGCGCTCGACGAACCGTACGTAGCCCCTGTGGCGGAAGAACAGGCACCCGACCCCGAACCTGCCCCGGAAATAATTATAATTACCTTACCCGACTTGGTGACAGAGTAAGTCTAGGATCAAGTCTAGGATCTCGCTTTTACCATAACACGCACCGGCGCGGTGGTGGGTCGACCGTGCCCCACGTCCTCGACGACGGTGACGGCGGGTGAACCCCCTTGCTTCCACTCCTCGAACAATTCCAGTGCCTCTATATGCACTTGGCGCTTGAACTCGTCTTCCACTGTCGTTTTCGCCAGCTCGGCCTCGGCTCGGCTCATCACCTGCTTGGACGACGCCACCCTTGAACCCTGATCGCCGACCATGATCTCGTTCAATATGTCGTCGCTGTACTTCAAGTTGGCGATGTCTGCATCGTCTGGCGGAGGCATAGGAAAGAACCCGTGGGCGATGTCGACGATAAATAGGTCGAACTCGGTGTAGCCATTGCTGCGAGCCTTTTCCACGATGCGTTCGGCCTCGTCGGTCGTGGCACAGGTGCAGTAGATACGCATCCCCCACCAGCTGGCACTGGGCTTGGTATGTTCCGCGACATAGCTGATTATGGCATAGTTCTGATTGGGCAAATTCACCGGGAAATCGAGTGTGATGAGTTCACTCGGTGTGTGTTTTGAGGTGCACTCAACACGGCGTCTGGTTACGTAGCTATCCATTATTGGTATTCGCTGAGATATTCTAGCAGTGTCACTGAGCGCACTACGGCGACGAAATGTTATCAAATAAACAATTTATTCACTTTTCTTCCTCGACTCTTCTTCCGGGGTATTGCCTAACTTGGTGATGCTGTTGTACATTATGCCCAGGGTGGTGTCATTTCCGTCACTCACGGGGACGCGATATGCGTCGCCCACGCAGAAAAACATCCAATGGCCATCGCTACTCGATTCGATCCCAGCCACGGTGAGAACCTGGTTCAACGTGATATCACGAGTCTCCTCGAAATCACCACACGCGCCTTGTAGCTGGTCAAAAAGCCGAGTGACGTTCGTATGCGCATCATCGGTAGCACTGAAAGCCACCGCCAGGATTGGACTATCAGATGGGGACCGGAGCTCCGATTGGCTGTAACTCAGCATGTTTACACATTCTTGTACCTCTGCGGGTCGATGGAGCCGACCGTCTCTGACAAGCTTGTACGAGATACCGGCAACCTTGTAGTCGATCGACAGCAGGTGCGCCATCGAGCAGACAGCATCACTGCGAATCGAGTGAGCGTGGAGATCGGCGTGGTGGCATATAACATCCGATGTAGCTGCCGCAGTCGAGTCCAAATCCATTGTGTCTGCGTTGACCACTGGAGGTGTCGTCCAGAACTTGACTTGCAGGTACGAGATGCACACAATCAACGTGTCTAGCACATAGGGACCCAGTGCCAAAACGCACGCGCCCATCTCTCTTGGTGTTGTGTCCAGCAGGGGATGTGCCACCGCAAGAAGAGGCTTCGCCACTGCGACACTCACCATCATAATCAAACATGCAGTGATAATGAACATTTCGGCTATACTGGCTTTACTCTGGGTGTAGAAATTATAATTCGATAGTTTGCGGCGCATAGAATACCGGCGAAGTCTTCTTAAACAGGGTTAGCAGAAATCCAGTCATACCCGGCTGCAGCCTTTTGATAAATTCGTCCAGAAAAGCAGACCGATCAGAGTCGGGGATTGGAGCCAGTGGGTCGCCTCCTTCCATCATTCTATCAACAAACCAGCCACACCACAGCACACACTGGTGTTCGTCCAGTCGTTGAACTTGGAAATCAAGCAGCGCGTACCCAATGATACCACCAATTCCAATGATACCACGCAGCGCCGTAGCTGTCACGGTACGAACCGGCGATTGTGGTCCCAGTGGGTCGAACAGCATGGCGATGTGTTCGAATACCATCAACATGCTGAGGTGATGACTACAATGCTCACTGCTCTCGTTGTTCTCTTCCACTTGCGTGACGGGGTCCACCACGTGAATGGCAAACATCCACACTTGTTGGAGGTCCGGATCCTGCGCGCGGAGTTTGTCTAGCATGGGCGAGAGTGTTAACATTGTTTCACACGAAAACGCTTCATCCATGACAAGCAGTTGTGATTTGCGCAGTCGCCGTCGGCGTTTAGCCGGTCTGCCCATGGCCCAGCCATTCAGCCGTAGCATTCCCCCGTATAGGCAACGACCAGCATGCATCGAGCATTCTAAGCTGGCAAACATCAAGTCAGTGTACGCGTCAGGCAACCCGTCATATACACGGGAACACATCAATGGGTCAGCAATTATCCCCGCGGGCGGTAGCGGGTATGACGATATATCATGTAATCGGTCCGCGCATATGCCATCGTTAATCATCGCCCAGCTCACTCGATATCAAACATATTCTATTGGGCTGGGCTGCCGCGGTAGATTTGTTTTTTTTGTCTAGCGGGTGTGTTAATATAGCAATGGTTCTCGAGCAAGTGCATTCAGCAGAGATGTACAAAGCGGGCAGCGGCCCCAAGCCACCCCCATTGAAGTCCGTTAAAACAGTACATATGGACTATAATCGACCCCCCGATATCACCCTGAAAGGCTGGGAGAGCGCGTTCTCACCGGGTGGTAACACGTGTGACAGCGGAGACACTTGGATCGGCACCACGGGGTGGGATATGGGCTACACATCTAAGTGTGTGGATCTGTCTAATCCGGCCAATGCCTGTTTCAAGTTGCCCTCTCACGTAGCGACAGCACTCCCGCGCCCCGTAGGCGCCACGGTGGAAAATTTACAGTGTACCTACCCAAGCGATTACGTGCAGACCCCAGAGGATATGGTGGTATTGGCTGACATGCACGCCGACGGGGATATCAACGACACCGCCTTCAATGCCCTGACTGTGCCTTACTGTATGCAGACTACAGAGGACGGTGGCCCCAGACTGGCCTCTGATCCCAGCTGCCAGCACTGGTGCACAGACAACCCCGATCAGTGTGACAAGATGAAGAAAGAATTCTGTAACGCCAATCCCGGGCACTCGTTGTGCCAGTGCATCAACCCCGACAAGGATCCCGGGTACAAGGACTTCATGGCACGACGTATAGCCAGTGGCCTGCCGGTTCCGAACGCACCGGTGCACTGCTGGTGGCCAGGCTGTAAGAAAACCACCGGTGCCAGCAGCTCGGGTGTGTTCAAGACAAACGAACTCTTTTTAGCGGAGCAGAAATGCACATCCGCCCCTCTGAACATCTGCAATCAGAACGTCACCACGGCAAAGGGATCCTCTGGTAATATTCTTGACCACCCTGCGTTCCGACAGGTGTGCCCGGGCTCCCATGCCACGTCTACAACAGGGGGAGCCGCATCTACGGGGGGGGGCACATCTGTGCAAGAACCCGAGCCATTGAGTGGCGGGAATAAGACTACAAAAGTTGTGGCAATCAGTTTAGGTATACTTGTTTTATTGTTAATTCTTCTATACATCGTGTATTGATCATACGCTAAGTCGTATTAGACATGCGCCAAACAGCCAGCATCATGTAACAGATCGTCTTAATGGATGACATGTTTTTCACGGGAGGCGCCAAACAGCGAGCATCATGTAACAGAACGTCCTAGATGGATGACAAGTTTTTCACGGGAGGCGCCAAACAGCGAGCATCATGTAACAGAACGTCCTAGATGGATGACAAGTTTTTCACGGGAGGCGCCAAACAGCCAGTATCATGTAACAGATCGTCTTAGATGGATGACAAGTTTTTCACGGGAGGCGCCAAACAGCGAGCATCATGTAACAAACATTGAGCATCATGTAACAGATCGTCTTAGATGGATGACAAGTTTTTCGCGAGAGACGCCATTCAATTTCCCAGCCACAGTTCCATCTGGTTACAGGTTGCTCATAAACCATTATTGTTATCATGAGCAAAGTCAAACGCCGCTTCACTTGCAGTCAGCCTGACTGCGATAAAGACTTTGCTAGCAAGCAAGCAATGAAGCGCCACGTCAACGTCGTGCACCTGAAACTCCAGCAATTCAAGTGCGGCGAATGCAACAAGAAATTTGGCGACCCGGGCAATTTGAAGAAGCACGTGGACGCGGTCCATGTCCAGCTGAAGTTCGACTGCCACGAATGTGGTGGACTGTTCTCGTCTTTGGGGTACCTCAGGAAACACGTCGCCAGGATCCACGAGGGCAAGAAGCCATTCGCCTGCGATCTGTGCCCCAGCACCTTTGCAGCCAACTCCGAGCTCACTTCGCACCGAGCTGCCATACACGAACGCGAGTTCGCCTGTTCCGAGTGCACGATGTCGTTCAAGACGGATACCAAGCTGCAGCAGCACATCGACAAGGAGCATCTCGGACTGCACCCCTTCAAATGCGACCGCTGTGAGTACAGGACCAAGGACTCCGGCGATCTGTTGAAACACGTGAGAGCCGTACATGAGCACCAGAAGCCGTTCAAGTGCCCTGACTGCGACCTGCACTTCAGCCTGGCTGGCAACCGAGCCAAGCACGTCCGGGCTGTCCATCTCAAAGAACGGCCCCATTCCTGTGGCCAATGTGAATCGAAATTTGCAACAGCTGTTGGATTAAAACACCACGTCCGTGCCGTGCATGACAAGATCCGAGACTTCGCCTGCGAGGATTGTGGCCATCGTTTCGAACAGAAAGGTCATCTGCGCACTCATATCAACGACGTACACTTGGGTTTGAAGCCGCATTCATGCGAACACTGTCCCTACACGTGCAGCCAAGCCGGCAATTTGCGCATCCATCTGAAATCACACGAGCGCCAGAACACGTACAAGCACGTCTGTACCATGATCGACGGTGGCACGGAAGTCTACGAGTCGGGGCAAGGCCATATCGCCTGCGACATCCGCTGCAAAACCGCGTACCACCTGCAGTACCATATTCAGCGTCACCACACGCAGACGGGCATTGCACAGAAACGACAGTCTGAGCGCAAATTAGCCGAGTTCCTTGACTCAAACGACTTCCCCTACTCGCAGGACTGGGCCAATCGCATCTCGTCTGATGCTGGGTGCTACAAGTTCACGAAGGGCACGTCCGCGCGTCCCGATTTTCACCTATTTACGATGTCTGCGGCCCTTAGGGCTTTCGTGTTGGTCGGGAATGATGAATACGCTCACCGGTACAAGGAATGCGACTTCGAGCGTCTGTTCAACATCGTCAACTCCCTGGCTGCGCGCAAAGGCTACGCACACGTGCCTGTGGTCTACATTCGATTCTCTCCTCACTGGTACCTCAAGGACGGCGTTAACCACGACCCGCCTCTAGAGGAAGGTCACAACCGCTTACTGGATGTGCTGCGGGCACTGGAAAAGGGAGAATTGCCCATCCAACCGGGCTGCAATCTGATTTACATCAACTATGACTGCTTTACCAATGAAGATGGTGGTCTGTCTGTTGACGTGCTGACGGGCGTGGACAAGGAGTCTTATGCTGCTCAGTACGTGAACTGTGTCACCCACATCGTGGGATGATTGGGCACGAGGCCTTCAATTCAATTTCAAAATAATAAATTACAAGTTCTTTATTTTCGACAAATTACACTTACAGTAAATCACAAGTGCTCTACTTGTACATCCAAATTTTAGAGTTAGGGCTCGAGAGTACCACCAAAATGACCGCAAAGCGATGGCGGTTCTCATGAGGTATGTTAAGACATCTAACTCGACCATTTGAGGCTACTTACCCCAGAGAACACCTTAACGACATTGACAGAGCGTACAAACACGAAGAAGTCAGTGGTATCGGGTAAGCCAGCACCAAAGTTGATCTCGAAGCGTGTATTCTCGATACGAGACAAGTTCAAGGAGCCAGAGGGAGAGCTGGACTCAGGAGCAATGGCGATGGAGTACACGTAGATGTGCTTGTCAGGGACACGGGTGTGGTGCTCAGCGTTCTGCAAGATACGGAAATACAAGGGATCACGCTCCTTGATACGATCGTTGTTGTTGAGCGTGAGCGCAAGGCCGTTGAAAGCCTCCTCGGCGTACTGGCCAGTCTCCTGCCCCGCGAAATTGAACCAATCCTTGTTGGCGGTGTTAGTAGCGGTGCGGTTCATGATCATGAACTCCTTGACGGGGTGATTGAAGTACAAGGGGAGAGTGGCGGAGCTGTTACCAGCCTGCACCGTCTGCACGTGACGCTGTACCTGGTTGATCAAGTACTGGTGGCGACTGCGGGCGAACACGGCGCGCTCGGCGTCGTCGAGGAAGACGAACTCGCCCACCAAGAACATGTCGAGGATTTTGGCGTCATCTGACTGCACTGCGTATTCGGGGTTGACGATGTCTTCCTTGTTCTTGAGCTTGACCTTGATCTTGAGGTCAGTCAAGTGGAGGCTGATGAGGGGAATGGCGGAAGCGTAGTCGCGCTGGAACCAGAACTCCAACGGCACGTACAAACGCTGGGTGTTGCGAGCCCAAGTCTCACGAGTGGCGTCAACGGGCGATTTGCCCGTCAAACGCTTCAAATGGCGCTCCTGAGGCACACTGATTTCCTCCCAGGCGTGCATGAACTCAGGGTACAACACGTCGTACTGGACAGAGCCAGCTTCGATGGTGATGGAGTCGATGATGGCACGGCCAACGTCGTCCACGAAGTTGACGCCAGCGCCGCCAGCGCCGCCGGCCAGGTTGCCCAAGTCAATCACTAAGTATAATTTCGCAAGCAAATCAGCGCTGCGAGGGATAGTTGCGGTGGCCGTGCGGCCATAGTCCGTCTGGTTCTGGAACTGGATCTCCTTGGGTTCCTGGGCAAAAGGCGTGTGACGCCTGTACTTGCTCTGGAAGAAGGTACGGGTGGGTCTGTCGGTCAAGTCCTTGTCTTGGCCGCCGATAGCATTCAGTTGTTGCATAGGTCCGCTCATGGTGTCTTAATTGCCACCAGTAAAGAAAAAAAAAGTGAGCTGCCAACAGCAGCTGGAAAGAATAAAATCAAAATTAGCGTAAGTTTTTTTTTATTGTATTCAAACTTGCCACGCGGACATGCGCGGCTGGTTGCGGGGCAGAGGGGGCAAGCCCATAATGCCCGTCGGCCGGGGCTTTTTCGGGTTGCGCCAGTGAGCGAGCACGCGCCGAGCCTGCACCAGCTTCATGGCCGGTCCATCAGGAGCAGCCGGGAAACCGCCAGTGCCCATAGACAGGTTGCAGCTGGCGTGGACAGCCCGCATGTTGCGCGGGGAAGTAGAGCCGCCCTTCGAATGAGCCACGTCGTGCCCCAGGTGGTACTCACCCAGCACGTGCAGAGGCTGGCCAGCATCCTGGCAGTAGGGGCAGAGGCCGGTATTGTTAAAACCGTTGTGCACCAGCCAGGACAGCATCTTATTGGTGGTCATTTGCTTGTGGCGGGCGTCGGACGGCTCCGTCACGCACTTCCGGCAGCAGATCACCACCTCGTCCACCGTGGCGTCGTGGTCGTAGACCCGACCGGGACGAAGGCTCACCCAGTGTGAGTCCAAGTTGATGGCACGGGTGTCGCAGTGCGGGCACATGCACTCCATGCGATCCCCAAACAGCTGCGTGACAGCGGCCAAGTACGTGGCGGAGCTGCAGTGCTCGTCGTAGTCGGTGTTCTTGCGAGCCCGCTTGCGCGGCCTCTTGGACAGCTCGGCGTCAGTTTGCTTCCTGACTCGCTCACACTCGACATCGGCTTGCTTGGTGCGAATATCGCGATCAGTGACCTTATCCAGCTCTTCTTGGTGCCGTTTGGATCCACTGTCTAGTCCTTCTTGCTGCCTTCTGAACTCACGGTCTTTGCGGTCTTCATCCCGGTCTTTGCGGTCTTCAATGGCCTTTCCTTCCGCTATCATGACCTCGCTGGCTTCTTTGCGCAATTGCATGAAGTCTTTCAGGGAGAGGCCGGTCGAGTCGATGACGACGGAGGGGGACATCATACCTTCAAAGGTCAGTCCGGCTGACTGTTTCCGCTTGCGTTCACCCGCGAGCCTCTGCACGTCCTCCGGTACAGGGCCGGTTTCCTGCCCAGACAACAAAGCCTTCTGCAGCCCGGGGTTGATGGTGCTGTTACGGTCGATCACAGCACCCGCAAACCCGAGATCGCCTGCAGCGGCGTAAGTCGAGATTTGGGCCTGCTCTCGGCGAATTTGATCAAAAGGTAGTCCAGGAAGCTGCGCGGCGACTTCTAAAAACTTTGCGAATGTCCCGACAGGGGTGTCGCGCTGCCTTGCCCCCGGAAACTTAAGTTTAATCCAGTGAAGTTGCCCAACTTCACTGGATTTTTGCTTTTTCTGAAGGTTATTCAATAGGGTTGTAGCTGTCTGGCGACTGCATTTTTCTCCCGCCATGGCGTGGAGTCCAACGACACCATCCACGAAGCTGATAACGGCCTCGTCCTCTTTGGTTTCGGGGTTGTAGTGGATCATCTTGCGCAGAGCCCCAAGCTGTTCGACGGTGATGTTCATCAGGCTCAGCTTGGCAACTGGGTGTTGAACCGGTTCATGGCTGCTGCTGCTGGAGGAGGACACAGCCACAGATCGTGGGTGGGTCATACTCATGGTTGGGAGAGTCTCCAGTTCGTTCTTGCCATCTATTAAGAGATTATAATTGCCCTTTCTGGCGCGGTTGCAGAACTGGGCCTGTTCGCGGCGGATTTGGGCGAATGGGGTGCCAGGCAATGTCTGTGCTATCATTAGGCTAATGGCGCGGGCAATAGACTGTCACGCAGCACACCAGACAGGTTTTTGCTCGCCATAATCAAATCGAAATCACCCAGTTTCATCTTATCATTTAATGCGGCCATGACATTACGTCTGGTCTCTTGATCAAATTCTCCCATAGCTGACTGTAGTCGTTGGACAACATCGACTGGGTTCGATGTCATTCCAACCACTTTTTCATGGTCCGTTGCTTTTGCAGCAACTCTCGTCAAAATCTCTTTCAGTTCATCGTATTCCGCTTGCGCCTGTCGCACCCACCTCATATTGGCGGTATTATCTTTAGCAACAGAAATCAACTCTTTCTGTATGGAGTCCTCGGTTAATGTCGCAATAGCCGCCATATCACTCGATTGTATTCTAGATAAATAGTCCATGACCTCAGCCTTGTTCTCAGCATTCATTCCACCCAAAGCACCAGTCAGTCTATCGAACGCCTGTGTGCGGTTCACCGGCTGGGCCGGGCTGCGTCCTATAGATGCAGCCACCAGAGCTGCAATTTCCGGATCACTCTGTTGTCGTTCTGCCCATTCTATTGCTTCTTCTTCGTCCTCATATTGAAAATCACCGCCTTCTTCTTCGTCCTCATCTGCTGTCGCCCATCCCTCCCCTTCTTCAAGACTGTACGCATCGTCATCAGTCGGCGATGGTGACATCGCGTGATCCAGTAACTGATTTAAGGTGTACGGGGAATCGGTAAAGGTGTACGGGGTATCGTTATCACCACCGCCTTCTTCTTCGTCATCATCTGTATGAAAAAGCATGTATGACACCGCATCGTCACCATAATCCGAGTACGATGTAACACCAGTCGGATTAAAGCCTGATACCGCATCTGACTCAACGTAATCCACTATCTCCTGTAAGGTGAAATCCGATCCCGATGCAACCGGCTCACTAAAATCCTCTACCGGTGCAGCCGGCCCACTAATAACTGTACGCACAGCAGTTAGGAGGGAATCTGCAACCATAGCAACGACTGCCCCCCCACTCGAAAAAGCACTTGCAGCCAGCTCACTAAAAGCCTCTACCGGTGCATCCGGCCCACTAAAAGCCTCTACCGGTGCAGCCGGCCCACTAAAAGCCGGTCTCACAGAGGAAGGGCCTCTGGAGCCACGACTGAACATCAGGGCATCATCATCATCATCAGAATCCGAGTACGCTTGATGCACACCTCCACCTCCGTAGTCATGCCAATAGGCTTGGGGGATATCCTCTTGCCTGATCACATTGTTTATCATCTTGTTTATTACAGCCATACAAAAAAAATAGTCAATACTTCGTCTCCTCGAGATGACGAGTGTCGCCCAGGTCCTCGTTCTTGAACACGTACGCAGCCGCGTAGACCAGCGAGTCCGCCAGGTCGTCTTTCTGGTGCGCTTTGGCCTGTGCCATTTGTTCCGCGAACGCCTGGTGGTCGGGCATGCTGGCCAGCAGACACGCGACCAGCCGGATGGCGTTGACCTTGCGGATCTTCTTCTGTGCATACGCGCTCGTGGTGCTCTTCTCACCCGTGGCGCCCTTCTCACTGAGCACCAGCTCGTCCACGCCCGGCATGCCCTGGAACACGCTGAACTTGTGGCAGGACGAGGCGAACACCACGCGCATGCCGGGGCGGTGGGTGAGCAGCGAGGCCTGGATGGAGTGCGACAACGCCACCATCTTGATGTTGACTCGGGCCTGCTGCTCGATCACACACACGTCCACGTCGTCCCACCGCCCGCTGTGCACCAGCTGGCAGAAGGCTCGCACGCTGTCCCTGACTGTGCCCCCTGAGCCTAGGTCGACCACTTCCCATTGCTCTAGCCTGAGCGGCGGGCGCAGGGCCTTGTCCACGACCACCACACAGACGCCCAGGTCCCGCTGTCCCACGTCAAAGGCCAGGATGCGGTCGCCGTGGTTGAGCACGTGGTCTCTTTTCTTCTTGCTGCGCACCCACTGGGTGGCGTCGGCTTGTGAGGATGCCATTAGTAAGTAAGAGAGTTTTTATTTCATGCCCAAAGAGAGTTTTTATTTCATGCCCAAAACGGGTGCATTGTCCATTTCGTCTGCACAATCGTCAGCGTTGACGTCGAAACCGCCAGCCTGTTGATGCCTTTCCCCTTGCTGCTGCCTTTCCCCTTGCTGCTGCCTTTCCCCTTGCTGCTGCCTTTCCCCTTGCTGCTGCCTTTGCGCTTGCGGCTGCTGCTGCTGCTGCTGTTCTTGCGGGGTGTAGCGGTCAGGGTCATACCGAGTAGACTGTTGCTGCTGCTGGCACCGGGGCGCGGAGTTCTCGCCGTACCGACCGGGATCCATCAGCTTACGAGTGGCTGCCATGTAGTCTTCCGCGTCCTCGCTGTCGTCCTGTGCAAAGCCGCTGTCGTCCCGCTGCGGTGGCTGGTTCTGGGGCGGGGCCGGAGGCGGAGTCGGTGACTGCTGCCCGCTGATGATATGCCGCTCGATATTGTCGAGGTCCGATCTCATCTGCGACTGTGCGCGACCGACCATGACCACGGCCACAATGACGACTACAGCCAGCAACACTCCAGTAGACGACATGGTATCGATACTATATATACATAATTAAACATCCCCACTACACGCACCTATTTGTTTTTCTTCATACATCTCACTTTCACTTTCCGTGGTCCGCATAGCTCAACCGTCCCGTGGACGAAATCTTCTTCAGTGGTACACCAACTCCCACACGCAGTGGTGCGTGTCAGGGGCTGATTTTCGTCTTTGTCCTCGTCTTTGTCCTCAACCTCGTCTTTGTCCTCAACCTCGTCTTTGTCTTTGTCTTTGCTTTTGGTTCGTAACTCTTCTGGGACAACGAGGAACGGCCACCACTTGGCGAAATACGCCAGAGCGAAGTACCCCGCAATGGCCGTCAGGCAGCCGATCCAGAACACCGGGCTGGTGGCCAGCGTGACGCCGCCAAAGTACAGGCCGCCGAGGATGCCCAAGACGATCACGACCAGGAATGCCAGCGACAGCCCCTTCTTCTCGGCACTGGCCACCTGTTTGATGGCAGCGTCGAGCTGCGCCCTGGCCTTGGTAATTGCGTCCGACGTCAAGCCACAACTCTTGATGATGGATGTCGCCGTTGTCATCGTGACTCCGTCGGTATAGTTGTCCTCACCCCCGGCCACCAAGGATTGGCGGCTGTGCAGCTTGCTGCCACACTTCTGGTTGAACGTGCTATGCACGGCCGTGCCTAAGTTCAGGCACAATTTGGTGATGTTCGAGGCCTCGGCTGTGCCCGGGTTCAAGCTGATGGCCCCCATGACCGACTTGGCCATCTGCTCCATTTTGGCCGACAGTTTCTGGTCGACGTCCGTCTGTGCCGACGCTGTCTGTGAACACGAGAAGTCTACGGCCACGTTGCTGGACATGTCGACGTTGCGTAGAGTGCTGTGTTTACCGCCAATCACTAACGACTGCTCCTGGTCGATGTCACCACCGCAATCCTGTATACTTTCATTCAGCACCTCGGCGGTTGCTGACATGTGATTGTCGATGATGTTCTTTGTTATAGCTCCACCCATTTTGGAAGTAGTAGACATTTTATTTCGGTATGATCTTGGGCGGGCACATCACCACTGCATCCTGCCCGTGGTTATTACACACCAGTCGCACGACGTACGAGTCGGCGTGGTACGGTTCCGGCACGTCATTTTCGAGCGTGTTCGCTGCGTCAGCGTAGCAGGTAAAGAGACCGTGTATCATGTCCCTGCCAGAGTCTCTCGTCGTCATCACGACGTACATACAATTCATTCTGATTTATAAATAAAAGAAGTTTTTATTGGCTAACAATTAGACACAGTAAACACGGCTGCCGCCTTATTACTCGGCTGCCGCTGGGGCCTCGACGGCCACCGGAACGGCCACCGGTGGCGCTGTGATGCTCCTGAGATGCTTGATCTCCTCTGTGAGCTGCGCCAGTTTCACGGCATGAACCAACTGAGTCTTGTCTAGCTCGTGCTCCAGCTGCTTCTGCAGCACCTCCGCCTTCTGCGCAACGCGCTTCTCGATGTCGGCATCGACTTGCTCCTTGCTCTTGGTGGCATTGGCCAGCAGTCGCTCGTGCTCCGCGTTACTGATACAGGTGTGATCGAGTTCGGTGCAGATATCCTTCAACACCTTGTACCGGTCATTGGTGACGTCCGTCGTGATCTGTTGCAGTTTCTGCTCGACGAAGTCGTTGCAGACTGCTTGCAGTTTCTTTTCGAGGCCACTTAATTTCATGTTTCTGGTCATCTTGTTAGTACCAGAAAAGAAAATGAACCGGCTCTATAGGACGCGGTTAATGTATAAACAGTGTTTTTATTGAAACTTGCCCATATTTGGAATTACATTATAAGTTTGTACATGTATACGCATAACTTATTCTTACATGTATAATATAAAGCACTTGCGAATATATCTGAAATGTATATAGCTTATGCTCGGATATTTAGATGATGTGGTACTTGCCAGCATCGGATGCCGTTTCACCAGAAAATGTGAAAGTCATGCATGCTCCGGCCCCAACCAAAGCCCTCCACCTCATAGTACCGGGAAGATTTTGCCATTGTACATAGTCACCATTCACAATTTCAGCACCCATGCTGGCATAGACCCACACATCAACGTCGGATGAAGAGTTGATAACCTTAAAATTGTCACCATTCTCAGGTGAATTCATCAGGAAGATAGCGTTAGCCATGATCTCTGAACTGGTGTCACCGGTGTATTCGTAGCCAATGGGGGCTGTAATAGGTAAATCAATATTGGTCACGTGAGCCCTGATGAAGGTGTGCTTGTTGGAGAGTTGAGCAGGGTTAGTGCCCTGACCTTCCACCAGAGTGGTGTAAGACTCATAGGAATGTTTGATATCTCCGGCCATCAAGTCCTTGTAGACCATGTTCTGGTTGTTACCGTGACCGTACTTGATAGTGCCATGATCGCCAGTAGAGGAGGACTCTTCGCCCTCGTAGAAATACAAGTGAGACACCTCGACTTGGTTGATCTTCACTGACTGTCCATCCAATTTGCTGTCACCCGAGAAGACAGTCTGGACGAAGCCAAGGGTATCCGCGGTCTTCAGAACAATTGCATTAGTTGCGAATGAAGCGATCTGGTACAGGCCGTTGATGGGGTCCTCGGTGTGATCATCACTGGTGACCTGGATGATGGCACCCCCAGTGTTGCCGGACATCCAGTTGGGCAAAGCACCGGTCACGGTGACGGTAGTTTCGCCCCCGACGACAGACACATTGGCCACTGTATCAGTTAGATACATCTTCTTACAGGCAGATACGATACCACTGTGCTCTTTGTCAGTACCAACTCCATGGGCATTAAGGTACACGTGGTTGTCGCCAATGTGCATCTGTTCTTGGTGCTTGGTGGTCATTGTACCGTCCACTACAATGTCCTGGCAGTGGATGCTTGCGCCGGACATGTTGAGGTCCTGTGTCAGGGTGATGCCGTCCTCTTTGATCGTCATGACACCTTCGAACATAGACACCTTCTCGATAGCATCAGTGGCGTCACCACGAGTCACAGTCAAAAGGTCACCCTTTACGCTACCCCCACGACGGACTCGGACACCCGTGTGATCTATCTGACTATACCAATTGTCGTTGTTGGAACCTGCACCGGCGCCATTATCGACGCGAATCTGCTCGGCCAATGCACCCTTACCGTCTCCAGTGCTCTGGAAGCGGGCAAAGTTCTCCGTACGGAGGTTGTGAGCCAACGCGCTGTGAGCAGCTAGGTAACCTTCCACGAGCACAGATGGCGTTGCAGGGGTGCCGGAACTGTGACAGAAGATGGTCTGACCTTTGATAAGCAGATCAGCGTCGCTGCGGATTGAAGGGTTGACATCAGTGAAAACGTTTTGGCTTGACGTGAAAGACACAAGTGCCTTGGCGCGGGGCATAACAATACCCTTTAGATGTTCAACTTTGAACACTTCCTCGGATGTGGTTGATCCTGCAACCGTCCCGCAACCGTTCCTGATTGTGGTCCTCCCGTCGGGGTTGGTGAAGAAGACATTGTCAATCAATTCATGGTCTGAACCTACTTTGAACGCCGAGGTAAAGAGAGACAATACGTTGGAGGTCAAAGCGCCCTGATCACCGTTGCCAGAAGCATCCAAATCGAACATGGCATCACTGCCATTTTTCAATTCGAACTTGCTGACCGCAGTCAAGGTACCGTCGACCTTGGCGGCTTTGTTAACTTGGAGTTTGAGTAGAGTCGTCATGTTTTATACTACGATGAGAAAAAAAAATCACCGATACAAATTGATAACCCCATACCACCGCACTAATTTTGTACACTGGCTACCATAACCCCTGATGGCATACGATATGAGTGTCATGCTGAGTACCCTCAACGCGGACGGAGTGTCGTACACCCTCACTGGTGCAGGAAGCGAATTAATCGTCATCGCCGACGACCTGGAGTGTGTGCTGGTCCACAATAACGCCAAAATCAACTGTGCCGTGTGCACTGATTGCATCGAACCGATGTCGACGGTCATACGACTCAAGTGTGGTCACATGTTCCACACGGCATGCATCAGACAAGCCGCGCGGTACTGTAATATATGTCCTTTGTGTCGCGCCCCGTTCAATGTATACTTGAAAGAATAATTTAGAGTTTTATTTAGAAACTTCGGACTGTTTAGTCCACATACCAGCAATCCCTTCGATTGCTCAGTAACGAAACGGACCAACTGGCCTCGGCATCCGACAGTCGATGCTGTAATTCGACGCGATCGTCTTCGTTGTTGGCCTTATCCCCACCGGTACAAAGTACACTGATGCCCTTCGGGCTCAGGCCGTACGATCTATTAACGACCTTGAGTGTCAGAGTGATCCGACTCTTGCTGCCCGGCAGCAAGAGCGGCAAGGGCCCACCCCCGTGGGCTGCCGACACCCCGTCGGTATCGCCGACCACCTCGGCTAGCCGCGTGTCCTCGTCAACCACCACCCCTCTGTACACGCAGCTGACTGTCTCCTGCACCAAGTCCTGCTGCAGCTGGCCGTGCAGCGCGATGCTGGTGGCCGTGAGCGGCGTAACTCTGTAATATGCCCCCAGCACACGGACCACGTCCCCGGGTGCCAGCTCGGCAGTGTCTGACACGATCAGCACAGTCTGATCGGTGGCAATGTCATAGTCCAGTGCATTGCCGCTGAGATGCACGCCCTGGACAGCCCGCACGGTGTTGGGGTCATGGAAATCTATAATTTGGATGTCCGGGCCCATGGCGAGAGTCGCCAGCTGTGCTTCTACCCGCGACACGAATGACTCCGGGTGCGGCGCGAACAACTCCTCTAGGGTGTCGAGTCGTGTCAGGAGGGAGTCATCTGGCACCAGGTGGCCCTCGTCGTCCAGCGTCAATACGAACCCAGCTTTGCCCTCGTAGAGATCGCCTGTCCACTGTATGGCCCCATCCTCGCCTTCGTGTACGATAATTCCCCGATCAGCGTCATTGACGACCTCGAGGGAGCTGCTGCTTTGAATGATTGACCCGGCATCGAGCGTCAAGTACCCAGCATGTATAGTGACGTGCCGAAATTGCTTCGATAGGCCAATGTAGCCGTACGTGTCCATAGTCACTTGATTCTTATTAACGGCCATATATAAAATCATCTCGGTTCTCGGCAGCTAGCGTGACCGGCCCTTGCGCGCACTAGACCTGCCCACACGCGGCGCTGCCAGGCGGGAGCGAGGGTACCCGAGACTCAAACAACCAACCTGGGGGTAGCTGATAGGCACGCCGCAGCGCGATGACGTCGTCGAGGCCAATGGCGATGTACTTGTCGCTCACAAACGAGCGCCCATCGAACCGGAGCGTGTACCCCATCGCAGTCGGGGCTGTGCGCTGCACCGGGTGGCCGAGGCCCAGGGCGTGGCCCAGCTCGTGCAGCAGCACGTTGTAGAACAGTGCTGCCGTGGGTAGTTGGTCAGTGTCAAGGAAAATGTCACGCACTACCCCTCGCGTAGAGGTGGTGGTGCGCGTGAACCCGGCGGTGCCATTGACGGGCCCCAGCTCGATGGTGTCTCGCACCCCCGGCTTGCATTGACCGGTGTCAAAGAACACCAGCCGCTGACAGAACGGTACGTACTGGTTCCACGTCGCAAATGCGGTGTCAAAGAGCTCCATCTCCGGCTCGCGGCCGTTAGCCACTAGGCAGAACGACTGGATCGAGGTCAAAGCGACCAGTGCTGCAGTCAATAGGCGCACTAGGTTCATAATAGGCTTTATTCAGAAGCAACATAAAAAATCAAATTTATTCCTCTGTTCTACTCCTCGTCGAAGCCCGCGACAGTACTAGGTTCATCGGGTGCAATCTGCACCCGGCGGCGCTGGCGTCGGAACTCATGGGCAGTGCGGCGCTTCATGTCCTCACACTCAGCCGTCAGGCGCAACACCAGTGACTGTGCCACCACCAGCTTGGACTCCAGAAGAGCATCCGCATCAGCTTGCTCGGCCTGCTGCCTGGCCTGCTCCTCGAGCGCTTCTGCCACTCTAAGCTTCTCCACGTGCACGTCGTACACGCCACGAAGGGACGAAGACGAGATCATCTGGGCAGTGCGGAGAGTGACGCTCATGTTCATGTTCAATACATATAAGAGAAAGAAAATCATGGCTTTGCAACACACTGAGCACAGTCGGGTCCAGTGCATTCACGCGTGGCCGTGATGGAGAGAGATTGTAGATGGTACACATCGTGGCAATCCACCGGCACCAGGATCGAGGCTTTGGTGGCCAGCGTCGCCGGGTCCAGCCAGAGGCTCCAGCCACCAGTGCGCAGGTCCGACAGGAAGCACTGATCGTCTTCGTTGGCGATCTTGCGGACCGTGCAGCGCACGTACTTGCCATCGGGACGCGTCACAGAGTGTGTGCGGCTCACCCAGTTGCGCAAGAGGCCAATCATCAACAAACGGTACACCCCCGTCAGCTGTTCAGCTGTCTCCTCTACAGTCTGCATGGCTGTGTGGTTCACACACAACAATTGAATTAATCAAAACCGGGCGCAGTTCACTTTATTTTGCTGCACACGCAGTGTGAACCATGTCGCTATCCGCCGCGCAAGCGTACGAGGTGGCGCAAATGAGGTCTAGGAATGGCGACGAAGAGCGGGCCAGGGTAATGGCCTACGTGCAGCGTAAAATTGCTACGGCCGCCAGCTTGGGGCATCGGGACGCCATGTGCACCATACCGAGCTACATACCGGACACATTACAGTACGATATGCCCGAAATGGTGGAAGCAGTCATCCTCGCCTTGAACGCACTGGGCTACTACGTACGACTGCTACACTTTCCGTCCCTCTACATCTCCTGGCGCTACGTGGGCGCTACCACCCGCGAACAACCAAATACGTTATAAGAATTGATAACAGCACGCTGACGCCGAGCACGCCTGCGAGTGCGTACCGAAGGTGGAGGAGGGCGGCTAATAGCTCCTCGGTGGTGGGCTTACCATTGGCGCTACAACTGCACGGTGTTGCCTTTGTCTGTGAAGGGCGTGGCTGGGCACGAGCCGCCAAGCGCGGCTGAGGCTGCTCATCCACAAGGTCGAAGAGAGCGAGTATGTGCGGTGAGAGTGGGCTTGACATTTTGTCTGTTGATACCAACGAGGAAAAAAAAACTGATATGAATCTTCTTCTTATCGCCAAAACACGTGGAACGGCACATCTGCCGTCGGTTGTGGCTGGCCAGCAGTGGCAAGGCCGAGGGCCTGGCTATCACACCCGTAAGACGCTGGTCGAGATTGTCACTGTGCTGTATCCGGGGTCTACGCTGCCGAAGTCTATGGTCAAGCGCCAGCTGGTGGCGCTCATCGACTCACATCAGCATCTAGTGGCTCCACCGGCACAGGTACCGGTACCGGCTAACGAGGATTGCCCATTTACTCAAGAGACGCTGGTGGCGCCTGTGTTCGTGCGCACCTCCAGCACGGGCTACCATCGCGGCTTCTCATTGGAAGCGTTAGCTGACTATCTACTGTCCACTGGCAAGGCCGTTGACCCCATTGACCGAGAGCCCATCCACCAAGCGGACCTGATGCGCATCGATCAACAGCTGCGGGAGAATGGTATCCATAAAGGCAGCGTTTCCGCCATCACATCAGAGCAGGCGCTGTTGAAGTATAGAGAAGCAAGGGAACAAGAAGAGACGATCGAGATCCTAAGGGACTGCATGGATGACGTAGTGGATGTGATCATTGCAGACCTGAGAATCTTCACACAGCCACCTGTGGCCATTGTGCAGAGCGATTTCCGCTCATTATATGAGTACCGGCGCAACGCCCGGCTACTGGCACGGAGAAGTGTGGGCGAGATGTTCAAATTTACAACCGAGGCAATCGCTAAATGTAACGATGCCACGCTGACCGACTGGGCAAGGGGGTACGCTACTAGCTTCCTGCAGCAAGTGGCGGGGGAGGTGATGGAGCACACGGAGACACTGCCAACAATGCCATTGGGTTCATTTATAGATGATTCACAGTACGTCGATGATCACGACGATGACTGGGATCACGGTAGCAGTACAGAGCTGCAGGCAAACCTCGTTCCGCTAATCGAACGGATCAACGGGGGTGAACATCGTAATGATGACACTGCGAGCATACTGATGGCCCTAAATAACGCATTGGTCATCATGAACAACGCAAACGCCAATAGCAGCCAGTAGTGCGGTGTGGGATGGATCGATAATTTCTTGTGTTAGATTAATAAGCAATGGTCGCTACCAGTACGAGACGAAGTAAGCGCAGGGGTACGACCAAACTGGTTGAGGATCTGTCACCGATATCACCGGTAATCGACCGTGCGGCCGATGACCGGTGTGATGACGACATTGGATACTTGACCCCCGAGGGGAAGACACTGAAAGCACAAGAGCTCGCTGCTGAGCCCATTGCTGAGCCCATTGCCGAGCCGGTTGCCGAGCCTGTTGCCGAGCCTGTTGCCGAGCCGGTTGCCGAGCCGGTTGCCGAGCCTGTTGCCGAGCCTGTTGCCGAGCCGGTTGCTGAGCCGGTTGCCGAGCCTGTTGCTGAGCCGGTTGCCGAGCCTGTTGCTGAGCCGGTTGCCGAGCCTGTTGCCGAGCCGGTTGCCGAGCCTGTTGCCGAGCCGGTTGCCGTTGATGAGCCAGAGCATGCGGAGGAGAGTAGTGAGGCGCCTGTGCCAGAGCCCGAGCATGCGGATGAAAGCAGCGAGGCGCCTGAACCCATCGAGACGCCTAAGCAGCAGAAGGAGGTTGTACTTCAATTGAACATGCTGCTGGCACGCAGACTGCAGAAGTACCTGGCGCTGACGGCCCGTATCAGCACGGTGCCTCAGGCCGAGAAGACGTTTGCAATTGATCTCGTGGCTGCTATCGATTCATATTTCGACCGTATTGTCGAGCTCGAGTCAAATTAGATGCGTCATGCACCCGAATAAAAATCTCTTTCATTACAACATGCACCAACAACATGCCCAAACGCACGTACTGCCAGTACGTGGCGGCAGGTCAACAGCAGGCCATCATGAGCCTCCAGCTTCAGTTCCCTACGATGGCCACGGCCATCGTAGCCCGAGCTGAAGCACACCTGGGGGTGGATGGCAGAAAGGGGCGGAAAATACGTAAAGCCAGAGCGGATGGAGGGTGCGTTGACTGCGGCCGTACCGACCAGCCGGAGTTCAGCGGCATAACCTGCAAGGAGTGTGCGTCGGAAGCGGATGTGCACAGGAGAAATACCACAGTGCGTGGCATTGTCGGCGTGTTGCGCAGGGACGCGAGAACGAGGCACATGCAGAAAAACAACGGTAGCGCTGACGGGTTTGACGTGACGGTTGATAAGATCATACAGAAGATTATCGACCTGGGTGGGTACTGCGGGATTTCCCGGGTCGTACCGCTATCATTCAACAAACAGAGTCCATTTCTCATGAGTATTGAGGACCTGCCCGGCACGACCCCTGGCTACCACGAGGGTGGATGGACCGTCTGCACCGACCTCTTCAATGTAGGGAGCCAGCCTATCACCGCTGATTTCGAAATGTTGGGCATAGGAGAAATCGAGTACAGCGTGACTGACGTCGCTCGTCCCGTTAAGACCGATGTGCGACCCATAAAGCCCGACAGAGAGTGTGTCATCTGCAGTATGTGCTGGGGAGAGAGTACGAGCGGGGGCACCCGTTGCAAAGACTGTAAGTCCTGGTACAATCAAACCATGAACGGCAAGCTGTCTCAGATGGCGGTTAATGGCAAGGAGGCGGACAAACAGCGTAAACGCCCTAAACCGGTGGATTTGTCGAAAGCGACGCTGCGGGCCATGCTGGAGGCGCAAGACTACAAATGTGCTGTGTCTGGGCTGCCTTTTGCGCGTGGCGTCAAACTAGGCGAGCGGTATGCGCCGTTCGCCATCTCCTGTGACCGACTGGATAATGACAGACCGCACGATCTGGATAATGTCCGGCTCGTCTGTGCGCTGTTCAACCCATCAGACGGTAACCGGAAGAGAGCGAGTTATGGTGTGCATTGTCCGCCGGAAGGGCAAGTGGAGCCGTACTCGTATAGTTGGACTAAGGATGACTACGAGATACTAGCGCGGCTGTGCCGAGAGCGCTGCAGCTAACTGCGTTGAATTATCAATAAAAATTGTCTTTTCTATTATCACAACAAGAACTCTGACAACCATGAACTCTTCGACTTTCCCCAAATGCTTGGTCTACCGCAACACTCGCTTCGAGTTCAATCCGCAGCTTATTCAGTACAGTGCACCCAAAAAGACGGCCCATGGCGGTTACTGCATCCAAGCCACGTACCCCATCAATGGTACATTGTCTGATGGCACATCCGTTCAAGCCAATGCACCGATCGTATTGCAGACTCCCGTTATGCAGACATCATTCGGGTTCTCGATCAATGATAGGGATGGAAGCACCAAGGGCGGTGTAGATCTCACGTTCAACGACGATGCACCCGCAGATGTGATGGCATTCAAGGACGTTATGGATTTATGGGATCGTCTTCTCGTGACGAAGGCCAAATCGTCCAAAGTGGAGTGGTTCAAAAGTTCGAAAGTGAGCGATGACATCATCGATTATTTATACTGCAAAATCGTTCGCGAGAACGTACGTAAATCCGATGGCCAGAAGTTCGCTGATACACTGAGACCCAAAATCCGCAGGCGTAGCGACCAGTTCGTAGTGGATGTTTTCGATATAGACGGGAAGCCCATCAGCATTGAAGAGATCACACCCCGTTCACAAATCCGAGCGCTGCTGAGCAACAGCGGCATTTGGCTGTCGGATACGCTCCTTGTCGCCTCATTTGAATGCGCACAGATCCAGCAAATGGCGAGTCCCGAGCTGTCTGGCTTCGCATTCGTTGATGACAACGCTGTCAAGCCTGGCTTCACTGTGAATATGAGCAAAGAGGCCAATAATCTAATGGATTCGGAATAAATAGACTTCAAATAAAACTGAACTTATCCTAACTGCGTCCAGTCCATTGACTTTATTGTCTCTATCTATAGTATAACCACGAACAGTCATGGCAATGAATCAACAAACAGTTGCACACAAAGTTCACCGAATTACGCCCATTGACGCTGCTCACGTCCTGGGCCGCTCCAATGACGCGTGCGTGTACTTCATCCGACAGCAAGGCACGCATAATGTGGCCATCGGTAGTACCACTGATATTGATGATCGATTCGATGAGCTACAAATTGGATCACCAGTCGTCTTACAGATCGATCAGCAGTTCATTGGTGATCCCTGCATGGTCACTCGAATGGTTAACGCGTTCCAGGACGTACTGGACGACAAACACGTCTTCGGGGATTGGTTCCGATTGCCACCGGATTTCAAATACCTGTCGCTGTTGATCAGGAAGTACGAACACCAGTGCTGTGTTGATGGTTGCAACAACATCATAGAGGACTAATAGCGGACTAGCTTGATATTTTATATTTAATAAATCAAAAGTTATACAGATTTTTCGTCTAAGACGTTCGTTACATGATGCTCATGACAAATTAGAATTGCAGCATAAATCAAGTGGGCAATGAAATACCACACCATAACACCGAATGAGGTACAGCGTATGCTGGGAAGTGATGTCAATGGCGATATGCTGACGGATGCATTCGTTTACTTCATTCGTCGAAGCGGATCAAATGAAGTTAAGGTTGGCTTCACTTGTGCCGTGGAACATCGACTGGCATCGATACAAACGGGAAATGCAGTCAAGCTACAACTTGAGTTCTACATGCGCATCAACCAGCAACTAGCTACGAAGTTCGAGACCGCCTTTCACTACCTCATGCACGAACAGAGGCTCGTAGGCGAATGGTTCAACATCCCCGATGGATTCGACTACATGGGATTGCTGTCAGAGGATTCGGCTGAGCGGTACAGAGATAGTCAGAAAGAGACCAAAGACGGGATCAGTAGGACACTCTGTCAGTTCCAAGGGCCGCCTGCGTGCACCAGGCAGGCCCGAAAGGATCACAGGTGCCACGCACATCGCCTGGGTCGTAAACAGCCTAGAGTCAACATCAGCGATGATGGCGCAATACGCACGTGTGCAAAGAAACGGCGCCGCGCAACGTGTGTGTACGTACACAGTGATGGCACACAATGTAATAAGTACCGGCAAAACGGAATGACCACATGTATCGG